AGCGTTACCTCCCCGACCCCGAACACGTCTGGTCCTGGTCACGCTGGCGCAGACGCCGCCAGCATCAGGCCAGACTCAGTCACTACAAACGACGCGGATACCCACTCACCTAAGTGCCGTTGCAGTACTAGGGCGTCGGCTGACCGAAGACCTGCGCCACCCGTGGGAGAAACCGGCCCGGCCGGGTCAACTCACTCCCGCGCGGGTCAGGCGCGGGTTTCGGAACCTACGTCCCGCGCTTGCCCGCCCGGCGCGTGCTCCCAAACCCTCTAGGCCCGGCCCCGGCCGGCCACCCGGCATCCCCAACCGCCGCCCCGCACCCCGCTATGACGTCGGGAAGACCGTCAAACGCGGCCGCACCCTCGCAGCCCTACAACGATCCGGAGGATAAAGAACAAGCTGAGTGCGTGTTTGAGAAGATCATCGTTGTCCGGCGTGGTGGCGTGATCGCCGCCCGGTAGGCCCTCAAGCTGGCCCGGTGTCCCCTCAGCGCTACCCTTCCGAGGTCACCGATGCCCAGTGGGATAGTCCGATCGGGATGCCCATGGCGGTACCTGTCCACTGACCTGCCGCCCTGGCAGCCGTGTACTGGTACTTCCAGAAGTGGAATAGGCCGGCGCCACCGACAGGCTCTTGCGTGAGCTGCGGATCAAGGGCCGCCGCCAAGACGGCCGGACCGATGACCCCTCGGCAGCCATCATCGACTCCCAAAGTGTCAAAGGAGCCGACACCGCCGACCGGACCACCCGCAGATACGACGCGGGCAAGAAGACCAACGGGCGTAAGCGGTTCATCGTCACCGACATCACCGGCCTATTCGTCACGTCCCTCGTCTGCCTATCTGACCACCCCGATAAGGCACGTATTCGCCGACCGGGGATTCGCCGGACGGCTGGTGGACTGGGCCCGTGACAGGCTGCGCACCACCCTGGAGATCGTGCGCAAGCCTGCGGATCGGCCCGGCTTCAACGTCATCGCACGCCGGTGGTGGTAGAGCGAACCTTGGCCTGGCTGACCGCCTGCCGCCGTCTGGTACGCGACTACGAACGCGACCCCGCAGTCTCCGAGGCGTTCATCCGATGGGCGGCCATCGCCAGAATGGCCCGCCGTCTCACCCAAGGCGGGCCCGAGCGACGACAACCCCCGCTACATTTGCCCTGACACATTGGTGGTTGAGTTCCCACTCATGGACCTCCGGGGGCGAATCGAGCCCAGATATCGCTACCAGAGGGGGATACCGCCACGATATGCCCCTCGCAGAGAGAGCGGAATCCTTTCCTGCCCGGCGGGTGTGTGAGCCGTAGTACAAGATTTGTCTCCAGGTCGATTAGCGATATGTAGGAATCGTCCTGGCCTTGATACCGGAGGCCCACGACGCCGTACAGATTTCCAGATTCTGGCTCGAAGGATGGCAGGAGCGTACGTATGACGCGGTGCCACAACCGATAATGGGAGACAAGAACGATGCTGTCTGGCCACGGCTCAACTGCTTCCAGAGCCAGGATGTAACCCATAGCCCCCAACTTGTCCCGGAATCGCTCCATCAGTGTGTAGAAGACCTTCGTCTCTAGGCGTCGCAGCTCCGGCGATGAGGCGTCTGGCGCAGGCTGTTGTGTGGTGACGGCGCCAGTACGGTAAATATTCCCGCACACAGGGATGCTTAGGCCGGTCGCCCAGTGAAGGATACCGATAATCAGCTTGGCTGAAGCATGTTCGGGCCTGTCGGCGGCGACCTCGCGTTGGGCCCGTGTGTACCGCTCCCCCGTAGCGCCCATCCGTGCGCGGACGGCGTTCTTGCTTGCTTGGTAACCCTTCATGCTTCGCTCCCGGGCAGCCCCCATGCGACACGCCGCAGAACGTGTAAAGGTGATGGAATATCGCTGACTCAGGGAGTCTTGTCCGCTCATGTCGAGATGGCATGGGCATCGTTCGACGGGATTCTGGCGGGCGCTAGCCGCCGCAAGTAGCAAGCTAGTGCCGTCGAGCGGAGTATGCAAGTTGATTCAGTGCTGGCTGCGCGTATCGGCCTCTACAGGAGCACGCAAGAATGCCCCCGTCGCCACGAAGGCGACGGGGGCATTCCGGAAGAGTGAGACGTCTGCGTATGCAAGGGCCGTTTTCTGCTAGCTTATGTGAGTGCTAGCTACTTTGCACTGTCACCCCTTGGCGGCACCGGCCGGGTGTCGTTCGGTACGACATACACGCCGAGTGCCGCTAGTACGGCAAGGACCGCGCTGACGATCTCAGTGGTAGTGAACAGGCTATCTGATACGGCGCCGTTAATAATTGTGATCGCCGCGAGCAGGGCTGCAACAACTGCCTTGGCATACCGGCCGATGCTCATGAATACCTCCGAATACGCAAAGGCCACCTCATCTGAGCATGGCCGTTATCTCTCGCTTTGGTGATGCTGAACGTGGAACTGTTTCCGATGTCATCGAGTCTTTGCAGGCGTCTATGCGGCCCGTAGCAGTGCGGCCCACGTCTTCGGCCCGCAGATGCCGTCCACGGCCAGGCCCGCGTGCCGCTGGAACGCCCGAACCGCGTCGTCCATGGGCACGCCGAACTGCGTGTCGTCGATGCCGTCGTTCAGGCCATAGTCCCGCGCGTAGAGCAGGTAGAACACGGTCTTGACGTCCCAGCCGGTCGCGCCCTTGCGGAGCGTCGGAAGCTGCTTCACGATCTCCTCCGTCCAGTTCTCGGGTTGCGGGCAAGCGGGCTTGCTGGTGTAGGCGGGATAGCCGAATCCGGCGATGGCGGCCATGCTGCGGGCGCGGCGCATGACGCGGTTGGCGGTGTTGCCCTCGATGGTGATCACCGTGGTGCCTCGCACCGCTTCGACGATGCCGACGTGGTCGATCTTCTTGAGGTTGTGCGACCCGCCCCAGTCGAAGAAGACGATGGCGCCCGGCTTCGGCATGCGCCCCCACCGGCCGCGCTGCTTGAACCAGCTCGCGTGCGAGAGCGTGTAAGCGAAATCGCCTACGTCATTGATCAGTCCGGCCTGGTGGGCGCACCAGGCGAGGAACATGTCGCACCAGGCTGCATGTGCCCATGAGTCGGGCTTGCCGTGGCGCTCGGCCCACCACTGGCCATAGCGGGTCCAGCCGTCCTTGCGCTCGCCCTGGCCCAGCTCGCCGCGCGCCACGGCGAGCAGGCGGTCAAGCGGCCCGGACGGCATCGTCGTCCTCTGAGTCGATCCAGACCACGCGGGTCGCGCCATCATGGCCGTGAACGGCGATGACGTCCTCGAAGTGGTCCCAATGCACCGTGGAGGGCCGGGGGCCACGCCAGCGCACGGTCGCTGAGCCGTCCGGCCACAGCACGCCATCGGTGACGTGGCCGGTGCCGGAGATCCCGGTAACGTCGGTGTCGCGTTGCAGGTAGAAGCGGCGGGCGAACCTCATGGCGTCTCGCTCTCGTCGCTCTCGTCCTGGACCACTGAGCCCGGTTCCTGGGGCAGGCCGTGCTGGTCCGGGTCGTCGCCCCTCAGGCCCGCGCCCTCGTAGGGCGCGGGCGGTAGTTCGTCGTCAGGCATGGCGGTCCTCCGTGAGGGCGTGGTGGGCAGGCCGAGCCATTCGGCGACCGTGAGCTTCAGGGCCGCCTCGGGCACGTGGAGCGGGAGCACGGCGGGTACGACGAGCACCCCGTCACGAACGGGCAGCATCAAGCCCTTCAAGCGCGTGAGCAGGGCGGATGGCTCCCGTCAGATGGTCAGGGGGATACTGGAGATGCAGGCCGACGACGATCGGGGGACGTCATGGCCAAGAGCGGTAGCGGTAAAAGCGGCAAGGGCGGCAGCGGCAAGGGTTCGACACCGATGACCGGCAAGGCCGCCTCGCGCGTGCAGAGTTCGGGCGACAGGAACCCGTCCGGCAAGACGGCGAGCAGCGGGTTCGGTCCGCGGGCTCAGTCGGCCGCCGCCAAGAACGGCGGCTAGAAGTAGCTCAGCCGCGCGTCAGCGAGATCAGTGCGATCACGACACCGGCGACGGTGACCAGCACGCTGACCACGGCGATGATCTGCCGGGTGCGTTCGGCGAGCTGGGCGCGGGTCACGGTGTTCTTCTCCACCTCGGCCAGCCGGTCCCGGGTCTCCTCGACTTCGCGAGCCAGCTCGGCGTGACGGCCGTCCACCTGGTCAAGGCGTTGCAGGATGAGCGTGATGGAGCCGTTGACCTTCTCGAACCCGATCTCGACCAGGCTGCGCAGCTTCTCCAGCATCAGCTCCAGGTTCGGCGTGCGCTCGTCGCTCACGCGGCTTCGCCTTCCCGCCGGGCGGCCCTGGTCGCGGATACGAAGGTCGCTGGCGGCTTCGCCTGGAACGCCAGCGGTGCGCCGTACCCGCTTGAGCGCTGCCATTCCACGGCGAGCCGGCGGCTGGCGACCCGCACCGGATCGAGCCGGGTCTGCGTGCGGATGGGATCGAGCGGGTCCGCCGGGGCGACGCGGCGTGCCCCGGCGAAGTCGAGCGCGGCCTGCCGGTCGGTGTGGGACGCCGCGTCCAGTCGTACGGCGTGCTGCTTGACCTGGCTGATCCGCTCCAGATGCGCCGCGAGCCGGTCGCTGTCGGACACGCCGGGCGTCCAGCACGTCGGCAGGCCCCGTGTCGCCTTCAGTATGGTGACCGCCGCCGGGTCGTCCCATACCAGGGCGTCGTCTGGGTCGGGGATGTACGGCTCGTGCAAGATCACGTCGAGCAGGGTCTCGACGTCGTCCGGGTCGATCCCGTACTCGGCGGCCCTCCACTCGAACGTGCTGTGCGGGAACGTGTGGATGCCGTGGCCGCCATCGGCAGCGTTGACGAGGTAAACGCCCCACAGCGGTTCCGCGCCGTCCGGCCGGACCGGCTGCTGGGGGCGCGCTTGCACCTGCTGAGCGAGTGAAGTCTGGGTGTAGGCGAGTTCGGTGTCCCAGATGTCGAGCACTTTTGCCGGCATACCGCCCCTCCTTGGGTGCCGTCAGCGATATGGCGTGCCTCACCTTCTGCCCGGTTCAGGGCCGTGGAGGTGTCCTCATGCTCCTTGAGCACCCGGTTTCGCTCGGCGTCGCCTCGCAGCAGGCGGGTCAGGTCGTCATGCAACGCCTCGCCCGCCTCAAGAACCCGGTCCAGGTAATTCTCGTAGGTCTCAGGCGGCAGCAGTGCACCGCCTGGATCCTTGCGGTACCGATACTCGCGCCTGTCGGGCAGCACCATAGAACGGGCGTCCCGCCACTCGTTGCGTTCGACCGGGAGCGCCCGCCGGGCGGTGTTGATCCGGTCGGCGGTCTCCTGCGACAGCGGGCCGCCCGCCCGCACCTGCGGACGGGATGCGCCGGGCGCGGACGGCTGGGAGGCACTCGCGCCGGGCTCTGGGCCGCCCGGCCGCGGCGGAGGCTCAGGTGCGGGAGCGGGCTCCGGCTGCGGCGCGGTGAACGGCTGCTCGGGCGGCGGCTCGTAGCGGCGAACCTGCTCGCGGGCGCGCTTGCGGCGCAGGCCGGTCTCTGCGAGGTGTCGCTGGAGCCGCTCTTGGGCCTCCCTTGACATCTGCTGGGCATACCGGCGACTGCGCTCGTCGGTGGCCACGATCTGCTTGCGCTTCCAGCCACGGATCTCGCGTTCCAGCCGCCGCTGCTTCTGCACGTCGTCATAGGTGGCGGTGGTCGGTGGACGCGGCGCAGGCCGAGTGACGCCCGGCAGGTAGGCACCGAATCCGTGGGTGCAACCCGGATGGCCGAGCCCACGGGCTCGTGCCTGGGCGACGGTGGCACGCACGTCCACCCGCACCGTCTCGCCATCGTTGATGGCGTGCTCCAGCTCGATCACGCCCGCTTCGCCACGCTGGGCGAGCACTTCGCCCTCCCACGGCCGGCAGACGGTGCACGGGTAGACCGACCTGGACACCATCACCAGGTCCAAGCCCGCATCGCGCAGCCTCGCCAGATGGCCGTCGCGGGTCGCGCGGGCGGTCGCGGTGTGGGTCGCCATCTCGGCGTACTCGCGCAGCCCCCAGGTGCGCCCGGCCCGGTCGGTGAAGTTCTTGACGCCCTGGCCGGCGAACCGCTGGAGCGCACGGCCGACGACCTCGCGGAACGTGAGTGCCCCGGTCAGTTCCGAGCCAGCGACGAAGGCGACGACTTGGCGGTAGATGTCGTCCACGCCTCGCAGCGCGCCGGTCTGCACGTCGGTGAGCATCTGGTCCAACTGCCGGGCCAGCTCGTTGACGCCGCCGCCGGGGTTGACCAGTTCGGAGGCACCGAGTTTGCGGGCGTCGGCGAGTATCTTCTCCAGGCGGGCACGAGCCTTGGCATCGGCGATCTGGGCGGCCACTTCAGCGTGCGCGCTGTCCGCGCCTTCGGCGTAGGCGTCGCGCACGGCCTTGGCCGCCGCGCGCCTGGCATCGCCCAGCCGCCGGAGGATCTTCGCGGACTCGGCGCGAAGCTTGCGGATCTCGCTCAGCCGCCGGGTGGCCCACGTCTCGGTGTCCTCGACGTCGATGCCGCGCTCGGCCTGTCGCCTGATCGCCTCCAGCAGGTCCAGCTCGGCCTGCTCGTACATCTCGGCGATGCGCTTGGCCTGCTCGATGGCAGCCTCGACCGCCTCGGCGGCGCTGTCGGCCACACCGCCTCCTGTGGGCCCGGCCGTCCGCTAGGCGGCGATGTCGTCGTCGTCGGCGTCGGGCACGTAGGTCTCAGCCAGTTCCGCCGGATCCGAGACGTTGATCGTCATCTCCTCGCGCAACTTGGTCACCTCGGCTCTGACCTGCGGGTCCTCCCATTCGGGGTGCAGCATCCGCACGCGGGTCTCCACTGAGGCCGCCTGGGCGCGGTTGAGCATGTCCAGTGTGCGACTCAGCGCCTCGGGGTCGGGCATGACGCCGTCTGGCCATTCGATACCGGCTCGTTCGCTGACGACCTTCGTTCCATAGACGGCGCGGTCCACGGCCAGCAGGCATTCGGCCAGCCAGGCCAGGCACGGCGTCCAGTAGCCGATCTTGCGGCCCCGCGTGGTGTAGCTCTTGTGGCGGCGCATGTGGATCTCGGTGGCGGTGGCGGCCTGCCCCGAATTGTCGTCCTCGCCGAAGGACTGCACCGCATATCCCGCGCCGCGCAAGATCTGGGCGGTCAGGGATCTCGCCGTCTCCTTGTGCTCGGCCACCCTGATGTCGAACTGGCTGATCGTCAGCTCGGCCGCGCCCGACCCGCCGGGCGGCGGCAGCATGGCCAGGGCGCTGTAGATCTCACGGTCCGGGTCCCACATCGCGCCGCGGCCCCGGCCGGTGTTGGTGAGATAGACCTCCGGCACGATGATCCGGCCTTTGCCGAGCCTTAAGTCGCGCATCCAGCTCGTCATGGTCTCATCGAGAGCGTCCATGATCGGCTCGACGCCCGCGTAGTCGCTGCGCCCCAGGTGCGTGCCGCGCAAGGTCCTGTGCGGTCTCATGTTGGGGACGTAGCCGACCAGCAGGCCCTTGTCGTAACCGGAGTCGAAGCCGCCGTCCTCATCGACCATCGCGGCGAAGCCTTCGGTCTCCGGGGACGAGCCTCGGCACGGGTGTCGTTGGCGCTGATGATTTCGACGCGCCGCCCCAGAATGTTGCAGGTCGGAGCGCCTCTGTTGTAGAAGATCCGCCGCGCAACCGGCCCGGTCAGGGTCGGATCCATCAGCGGTTCCATAACGTTTCTGGCGATCGTGTCCGCCGTTTTGCCCGCGATCACCAGGTGGCCGGTGCGGCGGGGAGCGGCGGCCACGTACATCAGCCACCTCAGCAAGGATGCGATGGTCTTGCCGGAGCGCACCGCGCCGGACCAGATCACCAGCCGGGAGGTGGCGTTGGCGATCGACCACTCCTGTTTGGGCGACAGCCGGATCACCTGGCTGTGCGGCTGCGCCGCCGCGCGAGCGCCCGCGCCCGCCCCGCCCTGCGGCCGGGAGACGGTACCGGTCACGACGCCAGGTACTCGGCCGGTTCGGCGGCCTCGATCGCCGCCACGTCCAGCACCTCCGCCGAGGCGACCGGCTCGGCGTGGCGGGCCTGAAGCGAGGACAGCAGGGTGCCGAGCAGGCTCGCGATGTCGCCGTCGTTGATGCCTTGCCGGTTGAGCTGGTCGAGCCCGAGCAGGTTGGCGTGCTTCCAGATCAGGCTCTCGGCCCGCTCCACCGCTTTGAGGTCGCCGTTCAAAACCTTGGGCCAGATCGCCTGCAAGGCGCGCTCCAGCCTGTCGATGGTGAGCTGAAGCAGTTCCTCCGAAGCGAGTTCCTCCGCGGCCTTGGACTGCCGCAGTGCCCGCTGGATGTCCACCGACGCGGCCTGGGGTGAGGAGTAGCCGAGCGCCTCGGCGATGGCATCGAGCTTGACGCCGGCGATGCGCATCTGCATCGCCTTCTTACGCCGCTCGGACACCTCGGCCGCTCTGGCCTGCTTGCGCGTGGACACCATGAAGTACCTCCGTGAGGGGCCGAAGGCGGAAGCAAAAGGTGGAAGAGGTGGGATCAGCCGTCGCGGGCGACGGCGAGGAACTCGGCGCGGTGCGCGCCGTACTCCAAGGCTCCGGCCAGGGACACCGTGGTCGTGATGGCCTGGTGCTGGTTGACCCCGCGCACGGTCATGCACGAGTGGGTGGCACGGATGACGACTCCAGCGCCCAGCGCGGGCAGGTCCTGGTGGATCGTCTCGGCGATCTGCCGTCCCAGCCGCTCCTGAAGCTGGAGCCTGCGGGCGAACACCTCGACCAGCCGGGGCAGCTTGGACAGCCCCAGCAGCCGCCCTTCGGCGGGCAGGTATCCGACCGTGGCGGTGCCGTACACCGGCAGCAGGTGGTGCTCGCACAGGCTCGCGAACTGGATGGCTTCGACCGTCACCAGCCCGTGCACGCTTTCATCAACGAAGACCCGTTCCAGGTGCTGGCGCGGGTCCATCGCGTATCCGGCGGTCATCTCCTGCCACGCCTTGACGAACCGCCGCGGCGTGTCGGCGATCACCGGCTGGGCGGGATCGACACCGGCGAATTGCAGCAGTGTGCGCACGGCCTGGCGGGCGTCGTTCGCCGTGGGGGCGGGGGTCTGTTCGGCCACTCAGCGCCCCCGCTCGTCGTTCCAGGCCAGCACGTGCAGGCGGGGTGTGAGGTTGAAGCCCGCCGCGATGGCGGGGTCGGCGATCTGCCGCAGGTGCGTGGTCGTCGCCTCGGCGGTGACGCCTTCCGGCATCACCCAGACGTCGGCGGGGTCGATCACGTGACTCTCGGCGAGATCGGCCAGCTCGGCGACATCCGCCTCATCGCGGCACACCGCCTTGAAGCACGCGCCGTCGTGGCCGGCGAGTCGCCGGAAGAAGGCGAGCGCCTGCGGCACGATTCGCCGGGACTCCGGCTCACCGCTGCTCGCGAGCTTCAGCCCCACATTGAACCGGGACACGCCTCCCGCCGTGGCAGTTGAGGGAACCCGCGTGCCGTTGGTCTCCACCTCGACCTCGACGTCCCACAGCAGCCGCAGCAGCTCGCCGAACGCCGGGTAGTCCTGCTGAAGCAGCGGCTCACCGCCTGTGATCACCACGAGCGGCACGTTCATTTCCGCGATCTGGTCCGCGATGTCGGCGACGGCCATCCTGGACAGCTCGGCACGCAGGTCGAAGCGGTGGCCGTCCCAGGTGTAGGGGGTGTCGCACCACGAACAGCCCAGGTTGCAGCCGCCGAGCCGCACGAACGCGGCGCGTCTGCCGCAGGACGGGCCTTCGCCCTGCACGGTGGGCCCGAAGACCTCGCTGACCACCAGGCCCTCGACGGTCGCGCCGGTCACGCCACCCACGACGCCCCGTTCGCCGCCGTCTCGGTGAGGTCCACCCGGATCACCCGCGCCTGCGGGGCGCGGGGCACCGTCGCCAGCAGCTCGCTCGCCACCTCGCCGAGCAACCGGGCCACCGACTCCACCGTGGGCCACCAGCGCGGCATCGAGAACACCCTGCCGTGCTCGCCGAGCATGGCGGCGAGCGGGTCGTCCCCGCCGAGCATCGCGCCGTGGTCGAGCCGGTCGTCGATCCATCCCCGAAGCAGGGTCTTGAACGCGCCGAATTCCACCACCATCCCGCGCTCGTCCAGCGCGGGCGCGGCCACGGTGACCACAACGCTCCAGGAATGGCCGTGCAGGCTGGTGCACTTGCCCGGCAGGTGCGGCAGCCGGTGTGCGGCCTCGAAGGTGTGCCGCACGGTGATCTCGTGCATCAGGCGCGATCCTCCTGCCGTTCGACGGTGTAGCGGGTCCAGCCCGCGTCGTGGCCGATGTCGTCGAACACGCCGAGCACGTCTAGGTCCATCCGCCGCAGCCGGTAGTCGCCGCCGTACGGCTCCCATGAGGGGTGCGTCCAGCCGTCGAGGTGGGCGAAGATGCGGTCGGCGACGTCCTCGTTGGTGGCGTCGCGGAACGTCTTACGGGTCAGCACGTGCAGGTGATCGAGCAGTGCCCTGTTGGTCGTCTCAAAGGAGGGGTAGCCGTGCGCGCCGAGCACCTCGTAGGTGACATGCACCCGCCCGCTATGGAAGTGCCCGCGCAGCCCCATGGCGACGTTGACATTGCTGAAGAAGATCAGGAACGGCCCTACGGTCACCGTGCGCAGCATCATGCCGTCATCCCCTCAGGTTCGGTGTCGGCCTGTGCGGCGGTCAGCAGGGTGCGTACCTGGGTGTCCACCAGGTGCAGCCGTGTGCCCTGTCCCCGCCGCTGCGGGTCCAGCCCGTAGGCGGGCGGTGTCACCTGATGGCGTTTGCGCAGCCAGGCCGCGTACAACGTGGTGGAGCGGGCCATCAGCCGGATCAGCAGCGGCCGGTTGGAGGCATCCCCGTGCAGCACCTGCTCCGGGCTCGTCCCGTAGAAGCGCTCCAGCAACCGCCGGTGCCGCAGCGCCGAACACCCGTCCAGGTAGAACGTCGTGTCGCGGGCTGTGCGCGGATCGAACAGCCGCAGCTGGCCGAACCGGTAGCCCACCCCGAGCGTGCCGGATGAGTCCGCGGAGTACAGCGGCAGGTTGTCCAGCACCGCGCGGCTGGAGATCCCCCAGCCGTGGAAGCGCATCGCAGGCAGATGACGCCGCCCGTGGGCGAGCAGCCGGGCCGCCCATCGGATACCGGCGGTGTCGCCGGTGGTGAGCCCGCCGCCCAGGCCGACGAAATCGACGCCCTGCTCGCCGTAGACGTGCAGCCACCGCTCCGGTGTGCCGACGTGCAGCGTGGGTACGGTCGCCAGCCCCGCATCACGCAGGGCCTGCCAGTTGCGCCAGGTCCCCTGCGGGTCGCCGAGCACGTCCAGCGACGCGCACCAGGCCAGATCCGGTTGCCATCGCCGCACCCACCCGGCGTACTCTTCCAGCCCGATCTTCACGCCCTGGGTGTAGGCGGAATACGCGCCCGAGTCGCCGATCATGTTGAGCCGCCCGCTGTCCACCAGCCGCCGCATGTGGTCATCGGAGCGCAGGTAGTGGTAGGAGACGAGCGCGTCGATCACGCGGCGGCCTCGTCGTCCCACTGCCATTCGACGCCGAGCAGCTCGGCGAGCACCTGCGCCGGTTCCCGGCCGGACACGAGGTCGCTCCAGGCGGCGTTCACTGGGCGGGGGACGGTCAGCCGCAGGGCGACCCAGCCGTCCCGCTTGGTGGGCTCCCCCAGCATCTCGACGACCTCGTCCAGGTCGGGCGCGGAGACGAGTCGCGTGACGTCGGTGAGGTCGGCTTCGGTGTAGCCGGTACCCGCGAGGTCCTCATCCAGGCTCGCCAGCAGCGCGGCCAGGGCCTCGGGGTCCTCATAGCCGAGCGCGGCGGTGCGGTTGTCGGCCCGCAGGATGCGCTTGGCCTGCTCGTCGTCCACATCGATCAGCACGCATGGCACTTCGGCCAGCCCGCGCTCCACCGCGCCGCGCCAGCGGTGCTCACCGGCGATGATCCGCATGCGGGTGCGCTGCACCAGCACCGCGCCGAAGAAGCCGTTGGCCTCGATCGACTCGCTGATCACCTCGACGTCGCCGCGGTGCGGGTTGTCGGGATGCGGCTCCAGGTCCGCGACCGGCACCAACCGGTATTCCTGCGAGGCGATGTGCGCCACGGCGACCACCCCGCTTCAGCAGATCGCCCACAGGCATGAAGAAGGCCGCCGGGCTGTGTCTGCGGCGGCCGTAGCGTATGCGCGCGAGTTACACTGGACCCACACTGACGATCAACATAGGTGCCGTTGTCAAGTTATGCAAGCGCAAGGAATTGCGTCAGCGCGAAATGACGACCTGGTCATACACTTCGCATCGTGCGCACTTTCGCCCACCCCATCGATGCGCTCGACGCCCTGTTCGACCGTGCCGCCGGGCGCATCCCGCCCGATCAGCTCGGCGAGCTGCGGCTATTCGCTCCCCTGGGCATGCTGCTGCTCGCCCTGACCGCTATCGGCCGCATCGTGACGCCCTGGGTGGTCGCGGGGCTGCCGGGCGGGCCCTTTCGCGTGCCGCTGCTGTTCTGCACGCCGCTCACCATGGCGGAGCTGGTGGGGTGGCTCGTGATCGGCGGTACGGCGCTGGTGGTCACGGTGGTGCTGGCGATGGTGTGCTGGATGGGCGAGGAGCATGCGTCAGCGCCCATCTGCACCTGTTCGGCGGACAACCGCTCACTGCCGGGGCTATAGGGGAGCATCGGGCGGGACGAGGCGGCGTGTCACGCACCTCGCCATGGCGATGTCGGCACATTGTCAGGCCACGAAGGCACTAGCCACCGGACAAACTCATCGGCCGTGAAGCGCGCCCCTGTTTCTGGCCACGGCGGGAATGCCGCATCCGGATCGGCGCGTATAACAACATCTATGGACATTGGCGTCACGGCCTGGCCGCGTTGGTCATTCAGGCCCACCACAAGACGCGCCCCTAGCTGATCGGCATCGAGGAACCCGCTTGCGGGCGCGTGGTGGTTCAGGTGTGTCCACCCAACATCAGCGATCGACTTGGCCAACCCGCCATACAGGCCAAGCGGCGTTTGTGGCGTCCTGGACAATGCCAACGTGGGATCCAGCGCCATCGCGCCCTCCTCCACGGTCAACCCTGCGACGCCGAGAATGATTCCGATGCCACAATCCCACAGATTGACGCCCTCGATCTCCGCCCACTGCACGACACCATCCTTAGTGACGGGCATGTGAATGGAATCGCCACGACCGTAAATCGGCTGCTGCACCTGGCGGGTTTGCCCGGCCATGTCGAACTCGGCCCAGGTGATGGACAGTGATGAGGAGAGATCGACCAGCACGCCACTCTTTGATATCAGTGGTACCGAAGGAATGGCGGTGTGCACATATCCACGAATCTTCGTCGTCGATAGCAGTCGCTGTACCACGGAGCCCGCCAGTTCGGCGTCAGCGCTGTCGGTGACCGGGCGCCGCGACTGGCGGGCTTCAGGCATCTGGGCTCCTTTGTGCTCTCTGCAGAGATCTATTCTACCAGTGGCGCACGCAATCAGCGTGGCATGACCCGACGACTTCGCCGCAGAATGACACCAGGCAGGCCAGCATCGCCGTCATAACGGGGATGAGGCGGCAGGCCGCGGCCGGGACGCCGCAATCGCCGCCGACGCATCCGATCATGCAGTAGAAGTAGTCCAGCGGAGAGTACGGTTCCGATTCGCCAGGGCGTGCGAGCGACACCGACGTCACGCGAAGGGCGCTGACGTTGAACGTGTCGCCGTTGAAAAGAGAAGCGGGGTCGCCGCTCGCGATTTCCAGGGAGCCCGACACGTGGCCGCTCACGACTTTGCGAACGAGTACCGCAGCGTGATGGGGATCTCCGTCCTTTCGCCCGTAAAAGGTAAGGACTGCGGCGCTGTCTGGCGTCCCGATTACGATCTGCTTGTCGGGCGTTGTAATGAAGCCGTGCTTGACTAGCTGCGACTGCACGATGTCCATGCGGTCGTATCGCGCCGCCTGTGCTAGGATTAGCGCTTCGGCTTTCGGGGTGAGCGTGGCGTCGCCAGCAAGCGCTGCGCGTGCGACACCGGGCACTAGCGCCGCTCCGGCGACAACCCCCAGGCCGACGAAAGTGCCGCGCAGGAGCGCACGCTTGCTGCCGTCAGCGGCCCTGGCGTTGGCCTCACCGAGGGCGCTCAAGACGGCAGCGCTGCGGCGTGGGCCGAGCCGGGCCGCAGATAATCGAGGCAGGCGAGCAGTTCAGGCCGGTCCGTGCTGCGCCCGGACAGCTTGTCGGTGAACACGCGGATGCAACCCGCCTCGCGCAGGGCGGCGATCTGCCGGTCGAGGTTCTGGTCCTTCGTGCTGACCCGCCCGTAGCCGACAAGCGTGCCGGAAGCTGCGACAGGTTCGGGGTTCAGGAGATCGACGCTCATAGCTCTATTGTATGCAAAAGGGCTTACTTCAGCTTTTCGCACATCATGAGTTCTCAACACGATTTCTACACGCACGACGCGTCACATGGAGATCGTTAAGCCCGGTTGTCGATCATGTCGAGAAACGGTCGTTATCTGGACATCGTGCCCGGCGGGTACGCCTTAGTTTTCGCTTCCGCGTACTCGGCGCGGCATGCCTTTCCCTCGCCCGTGAAATCTAATGCTGTAATAGTCCCCACTGATCTTCACAGGGTGTCCTGTCAAGAGATCCACTATTGGCCTTAGCCGCTCTTCGACAGCCGACCGAACAACCGGGCGTTGTCCCGAGCGATCGATGACCAGCGCCGGCCTTCTGTCGGGTTGAAGCCGCGCCAGTTCAAAGCCAAGATCAGCCGCAAGACGTACCAGCTCGTCCACGTCAACCCCAGAGGGCTGCTGTGCCAGCTCCCCCTCCACCGCCTCGCGGGCCTGCTCGGCCTCGGCCAGCTCCAGCGCGAGCCCCACACCCTCCACCCGCTTGACCCGTCCGAACGCGGCACCCAGCGGACGCCGCAGCACGATCACGGCGACGACGAGCGCGACCGGCCAGGCGAGCAAGCCGACGAGGGCCGCGATGAACTGGAGGGTGGACATGGGGTAAGCATGGCAGCAGCGTGCGGCCAGGGCGCAGCGAACAGAGGTGCAGATCGCCGCAGATGGGCAGCGCCTCTCGTCAAGCCGCACACGAGCACGGGGGCCACTCGTCGCGGGCGGGCGTTCCCGCCCAGCCCGCCGGCCCGGGGTGGGGGTACCCCCGGACACGCGGCAGCGCCGCCCGCTGGATGCGAGACGGCGCTGTGAGATGCGGCTAAGCGCGGAAGTAACGCATTACCTGAGTCATGAGCGTGGTTTCCCGCAGGTCCATCGCCACCTCCGTGACGAGGGAGAGTAACGCGGGGTCCTCGCGTCCATCGGGCGCGACGCGGAACACATCGCCCAGAAGGGCAACGGCCGTCGTGGCGAACAGTCGATACGGCGCGTGGTGGAGCGTCAGGGCAATGATACGGGCGCGGGCCATGGCCGCGCCGTCGTAGCCGACGCTGAGGCCGTCCTCGGTGACCTTGATGACGACATCGGGCGGAGTGATGCCCAGGTTGAGAAGGACGGCGCTGAGCACCGCCAACGCCTGCTGCGCACGTTGGCCGCGATCGGCCCAGTCGGGACGGTTGGCCTGGTTTTCCATGATCTTGACCTTTCGGCTGGTTCGGGTGGGACGGTTCGGGTGGGAT